GTATCAATTAATACAGGGAAATATGGTATATAAGAGCCATACAAACCATAAATAGAACAACATTGGAAGCAATTCCGCTAGAAAATATTGATAAAATGAGAGACGCCATACTAGCAAAACCAGGAAACACAGCTTTCAATATTGTAGGCACAACAGATCCAAATATAAAACCGTACTCATCATTCGGAAAAAGAAAACCAGTAAACAATAAACTAAACACAACAGACCCACAATACGGACTATGTTTAAAAACCTACAACAGTGACCTATTCCAAAACTGGATAAATACAGAATGGATTGAAGGCATACAAGGTGTAAATGAAATCTCCGCAGTAGATGTTTCAGACGGAAAACTATCTATGGACGCTCTAAACTTATCACAAAAAGTTTACAACATGTTAAACAGAATTGTAGTAAGTGGAGGAACTTATAGAGATTGGTTAGAAACCGTATACACAGGAAGCAATTACTTCGAAAGATGCGAAACACCAATATTCGAAGGTGGAACAAGTCAAGAAATTGTATTCCAAGAAGTTATCAGCAACTCTGCTTCAGAAGACGAACCATTAGGAACACTTGCAGGTAGAGGCGTAACAACAAGCAAACAAAGGGGTGGACACATTAAAATCAAGGTAACAGAACCGGGGTATATTATGTGCATAACATCTATTACGCCAAGAATCGATTACTCACAAGGAAACGACTGGGATACAGAACTTAAAACTATGGATGACTTACATAAACCAGCGCTAGACGGAATCGGATACCAAGATAGTATCAATGGTGAAAGAGCATGGTGGGCAGATTATTGGAATGAAAAGGCAGACATCAACCAAACATCCGTAGGTAAAACAGTAGCATGGATTAATTACATGACAAATGTAAACCGAACATTCGGGAACTTTGCAACAGGAATGAGTGAGGAATTCATGGTACTAAACAGGCAATACAGTCCAAAAATAAACAGTGACGGACATCTCGATATCGAAGATTTAACAACCTATATAGACCCTGTAAAATATAACTACATATTTGCAGATACAAACCTAGACGCTATGAACTTTTGGACACAAATTAAATTTGACATTAGAGCCAGACGTCTCATCAGCGCAAAACAAATTCCTAACTTATAAAAAAAAAATTATGAAATATTCAAAAGCAATAGCAAACAACGGTAGACTACAAAGTGTAGATATCTACGAAGGTGAAACAATTGAAAAAAAAGTTGCGAGAATTACTCTCACAAAAGAGCCAATTACAGACACAGCACCAATTATCTATACAGAAAAAAAGGACGGAGTACTACCAGCATACAACATCCGGACAGATAGGTTTGATTTAGCAATCGATGCATACGATAAAATCGACATGGAAAGAATTGCAAAAAAGAACCAAATCAAAGCAGATGATGTACCAATAAAAACAGAAGGAGGTAGTCCAAGTGAAAACTAAACTGTTAACTAGCGAAAACTCGCATTAAGCCTTGTAGTGCACCTAGTACGCAAAGCAACAAAAGTCATAAAAAAAAAGGGTGGAGGGTGGGAGTTTTGTTTAAAGCTTTGACTAAAGGTACGCACGTACAATATATTATCAAGTAATTAGAAAGACGCTTTATAAAAAAGCGCGAAAATTGTAAAATTAAATTATTTAAAATATGATAGGATCCATAATAGGAGCAGGCATAGGACTAGCCGGAAGCATACTTGGTCGAAAACAACAAAACGAAGACCAAAGAGAAATGATGGAGTTTCAGGCAAAACTAAATCAACAGCAAGCTCAATACAACCAAGGACTAGCAAAGGATATGTGGAATTATACCTCATTTCCAAACCAAGTAAAAAAAATGAAAGACGCAGGACTAAATCCAGCTCTGATTTACGGAATGGGAGGACAAGGAGGCAGCACATCAGGAGCAGGTCAAGCAAATGGGGTAGGACTAAGTGACGCAAAAGGAATGCAAACAGGTATAGCCATCCAAGGAATGGGACTAGAACTCGCAAATCTGGCAAGTCAAATAGATTTAAATAAATCGCAAGCCGAAAAAAATAAAGCAGAAGCAGAAAAAACGGCAGGCGTAGATACAGAAGCACAAAAAGCTACCATTGACAACCTAATAGCGCAGACTTCAAATGAAAAAACAAAAAAAGGTCTCATCTTAGGACAAATCAGAGTGGCAGATGCAGAAGAGGAACTAAAACGAAACATGGCCGATTGGACAAAAGACAAAGCCGATGAAACACGCTGGAACATCAAGAGCCTACAAAAGGGAATTGATAAACTAACTGAAGAAATCAACGGAATGAAACTCGACAACGATTTAAAAGAGCGAACAATCGACAATAAAGTAAAAGAAAGCTCGTTAACACTTCAAAACCTGATGGCTGAAATATTACTCAAAGGAAGCCAACAAAAAGTTAATGAAGAGCAAGCAAAAGCAATTCCAGCAGAAATCCTACAGGGATGGGAAAAACTTGTTAAAGAAGGAAAAACGCTCATTAACCAAAGAGAACAAATGGAAGCCTATGTACAGGACGTAATAAACAGATACGAACTAGGCAAAAAGGGACTAGACATCGAAGAACAGAAGCTCATCAAAGACATTATACTAGGAATGCTTGAAATAGCTTCAAAAGGAGCAGGGGCAGCAATAGGAGCAAAAGTAGGTAAAACAGGTTTTCAATAATTATGTGTCTATATCCTAAACTCATACTAAACCGGAGGTATCTACCAAACAAAAAAAATGGTGGAGTGCCTCCGGCATGTCCAGACGAAAGACTAAGATATGTAACAGCAGCATGCGGAGACTGTCTGGAATGCAGGCAACAAAAGCAAAGAGCATGGAAAGTTAGAATGAATGAGGAACTAAGACAAGAGCCAAATGCATATTTCCTTACACTAACAATTACAGATGAACACTACGCAATATTAAAAAATAAATACAATTTAGAAAATGATAATGATATAGCAACGAAAGCAATAAGATTATGTTTAGAAAGAGTACGAAAGCAAACAGGTAAATCCGTAAAACATTGGTTTATCACAGAATTAGGACACGAGAAAACAGAAAGATTACATCTTCACGGGATAGTATGGGGGCTAGGAAATGGAGAAAAAATTACAAATAATTGGAAATACGGAATCACATTCACAGGTTTTTTTGTAAATGAAAAAACAATAAATTACATTACTAAATATATGCTAAAAGTAGATGTAGACCATAAAAATTTCAGAGGAAAAGTATTATGTTCCGCAGGACTAGGCAAGGGATATACAGAAAGGGCAGATGCTCAAAACCACAAGTACAAAAAAGGTGAAACCAACGAAAGATATAGAACAAGAACAGGTATAAAGCTCAATCTACCAATATATTACAGAAACAAATTATTTACAGAAGAAGAAAGAGAATTAATATTCCTTGATAAAATAGAAAAAGGAATCATTTATGTAATGGGGCAACCTGTACATAGAGATGATGAAGAATATTATTTACAACTATTAGAAGAAGGAAGAAAAACAGAACAAAGACTATATGGAGAAAGGCGAAAAGATTGGGAAAAAGTACAATATTTAAACAGATTAAGGAGACAAAAGAAAAAACAAGACAAAGATTTGCAGGAATTAGAAATGTATTGGGCAATAAATCAGGCAAAAAAATATACATCATTAGACGAATGTCCATTTTAAGGGCATATAGGGAAGGATTGACAGTGAAAGAGTAATGGGCAGTTTCCTAAGGAACAGATTTATATGAGGGCGTGCACCCGGCAAAAGCCGTGGTGTGCGCCTTCGGCGATATCAAGGAGCTAGACGCTAAGGAGGGCTACGCGCCCTCTATTGCACCATCGGCGCTCAAACGGCGCGCATCCTTACTATGCAGATATGTTAATCAAAGTTAAAAGCTTCAGATAAATAACAGAAAATTTTGCAAAATCAAAAAAAACACGTATATTTGTAGTGTAATAAAAAACAAGGAGGTAAATATGACACAAGAAGAATTAAAAGAACTTGAAAGCTTACTTTGGAAATACAAAATAAAGTATGCAAAAGAGTTAAACAAAAAAGAATTAAAATCAGTAATAGAAGTATTAGCATTATTAATCATTAAAATCAATAAATAATTATGGCAGCAACAAAATTTAGTGTAATCACAACAGGTGACAAACCATCATTTCACATCTGTGTTAAAGAACTACCGGGAGAACACACCTACAAAGTAGCAGTAACAGTAGCAAAAGCACTCACGCAAGAAATTGAAGGAGAGCAAATAATAGCAGTAGTAGAATCATGGAAATTATATCCTAACGAAAATGAAAAAACCGAAAAGAAAAACAAACTGGATGATACTAAACAAGAAATTTAATACATTTAAGGCGTTCAAAACATTCGCTTGGTACAACTTATTACCGGGCGAAGTAACAATAGGGGTCGAATTATTCGAAGATACGATTTACAAAGAATATAAACTAACTAGAAAAGAAAGGAGGTTAATAATAGAAAAAACTTATGACATGTGGGAAGAACACCTACAACAATTAGAAAATTTACAACTTAAATTATTTTAAACATGAAAATTACAGGTAATCAATGGATAGAAATTATCCGAGCTATCAGTACGGCAATCATTGCTATAATTACGACCTTGTGTGTGCAGTCGTGTACAATGAGCCTAAGCGTAAGCAAAAACAATCAAAACTCAACGCAAAAGACCGAACAAACATCAACGTCAAGCGTTGATAGTACAAAAATAAATATTAATCCTAAAAAATATTAAAAAAAATGGAAAGAGATATTCAAGACATGAAAGATGTGTTTAAAGTATTACCAACAGGACTAGAAGAAGAGGGATATATGATTGTAATTGGAAAACATCTAGCAACAACTAAAATATATCCAACACGTGAAGCCGCACAAAAAGCAATAGACGCCATAGATTGGAACCTAATTGCGGCAATGATTTATGCATGCAAAGAAGCGGACGAATACGAGAAAAAACTCAAACACTCTGCAAAAAAGCTACAAGTAAAAATTACTAACAACAATAAATAAAAAAAACCATGGGAATAGAAAAGAATATTGGTAAAAATACCATAGGTGACAATAATAAAATGAAAGTATACATGCATGACTATAATATGTCAACGCATGATCTAAGTACAATTACCAGAACTTCAATGAGTCCAGGTACACTCGTACCAACAATGAAACTACTTGTACAAAAAGGAGATGTCATTGATATTGACATAGAAGCAAATGTATTAACGCATCCAACAGTAGGACCACTATTCGGAAGCTTTAAACTAGAAAATCATATCTATTTCGGGGCAATGAGACTTTATAACAGCTGGCTGCACAATAACCGAACAAAAATCGGTCTAGATATGAGCCAAATCAAATTACCAATAATGTTAATAGATATAAACAAAACATATGACCAACCGACAGCAGAAAACCAATGGACACAAATAAACCCAAG